AGACTTTGGATGATACTTATAACTTAAACAAAGCAGAAGACCAAAGTTCAAAGTTATTTTTACTTAAGACTGGATTAATTAACGCTAGTGCTATTGGTAACAATTATAGTTCATCTGGAAGTCCTTATTATACAGTTAGTTTGTTAGGTTTTTCTTATGTTGACTCTGGTGGTAATAGAACTTTTACTGTACAATTTAGATTTAACCCAACTAGTATTCAGACGTTTATTGAGTCAAGAAATGAAACTGACAGAAAGTTTTACGTATGGATAAAAGCTGAAAACTATAATTATTTAGTTTTTGGAGATAATTTAGAATACCAATATCAATTAGGGGAATTGATAGTTCCAGAATTATCAACTGTATTTAATCACTCTTATAACTTAGATTATTCAGATTTTACAACACCTACTGCGTGTAATGATATAAATATAGAGGATGATTTAGGTTTTGTAACAGACTTTATACTTAATACTTACGATGTAAACTCACTTGTTAAATCAAGTATAGTTGTAAAAAATTCTTCTACTAATTTTGAATTTATATTAGATTCTATTGAATTTGATATATCACAACAAGATTTATACTACTGGATAGACCAAACACTAGCATTAAACAATAATTTACCTCAAAGTTCTACAAAAAAAGTATCATACTTAAAACAAAAGTCAGCAGTAGATAGAGAATCTTGTGTAATGAGGTTGTACTATCCATTCTTAATTAATTGGACTTATTGGCAAAAACTAGTAACTACACACCCTTATTTTGTATCTCAAAATATTAGCAACAACGATTGGTTTAACTTTCAAGTTGCACCATGGTCTTTGAAAATAAAAACAGAGATTGTTCGTAATGATAAAACAGATTGGTTCTATAAAGACATATCAATTAAAGACTATGACGATAGTACAGTTGTATCTACTATATCTTTGTTTGAATATCCTGCAATGACTGCGTTAAACAACCTTAAAGAGGATAAACAGATACTTATTAGAGCAACACACGTAGCACCTACTGCATGGTTAACTGATATTTACGGACAAATAACTATTGAACCTAAAGAAAGTTCCCCAAGATGGGTAATGTCTACTGAAATAGACACCAACACAGATAATGTAAATCCTTTGTATGGTATTAACGATAATAAACTGACTACTAGTGGATTAGCTACTACTACTATTGTTTTTGAGTGTTTATTAGACATGACTAAGGTAACTTCTAGTAATTTATGTATTACCTCAAAAATAAGCGACGATTCAATGCAGGGTGGAGATTTATTTATTTATACGACTGGAATTGGAGTATCTAACACAAATAGTATTAATTTTGTAACAGCATAATAAAGATATGAGTGAACAACTAAAACAACAGACATTGTATAATGTCTCCGAATCAAATACTAAGAACTTACTATGGGCTGATGTTTATGTAAGCGGCACAGAAGGTGCGACAGGAGTTTACGCTTCTCGTAGAATGACTTGGGCGCAATGGATAGCCTACCTTAATGCAAACGGTGCTACTGGGCCTACTGGTGCGACTGGTGCAGATGGTGCTAGAGCATTAACGAACCTTTATTATGCGAATAGTACTTTAACGCTTCAAACTGGAACTCTAACACTTCCAGTAACAACTGCTTTAGTTAATTTAGGATGGATTCAAGGTACTAGAGTTAGAATTTGGAATAGTGCTACAGCATATATGGAAGGTGTTGTTACTTCTGCAATAAGCAATCCGCAATCATCAAGTATTTCAGTTAATATTGATTACGTTGTCGGTAGTGGTACTCAATCTATATGGTACGTGGGTATTACTGGTGATTTAGGTAATGGTAACCCAAGAGTTCAAACAGTTGCAAGTTCAGCTACGGTTACACCTACAGCTACAAATGACTTGGTTACTATTACAGCACAAGCTACTGGTCTTACTTTAGCTAATCCTACTGGTGCTTTTGCAGAAGGTCAAGCATTAATGATTAGAATTAAAGATAATGCTACAGCACAAACAATTGCTTTTGGAACTAGTTACAGAGCAGTAGGAATAACATTACCTACTACTACTGTTATTAGTAAAACAATTTACCTTGGAATTATTTACAATTCTACGGATGCAAAATTTGATATTGTAGGTTTAAATCAGCAAGCATAATGTATTATAGTTTAATAAGTTCAATGTTGAAAACAACAGTAAGTACATTACTTACTGGGTTGTACGCAATTTACAAAGGTGAGTCAAATGCAAATGATTCATTAGGTACATATAACGGAACACCAATAGGTGGTTTAACTTATAGTGCTGGAAAAAGTGGTAATGCGTTTTTGTTTAATGGCGTAAGTGCTTATAATGCGTTACCTGATAATATGTTTAATACATTAACTAGTGATTTTACCATTAGCCTTTGGCTTTATCATACAGTTTCAGGTGCGCAAAGTATTATTGGTACTGATTTTTATCAAACAATTCCAATCAATATTTATAAAGGATGGCGAATTGAAATAGATAATCTTTCAGGAAGTACCAATAAATTAGGTTTTATTATTGCTAAAGGAACTACTACTGGTTATACTGGCTGGGAATTTAATACTTCTTTAACTCAAAATACATGGAACCATATAGTACTTACACGCGTTAATAATACAGAAACATATTGTTGGATAAATAATTCTTTATCAACATATACATTAAGAGGTTTATCTGCTGATATTACATTTAATCCTATATATCATACAACTCAATACTGTTCAATTGGAGCTGATAAATACAGTTCCGCTTTAGTTACCAATTATATGAAATCTGGCAGTAAATTAGATGAAATTAATATTTGGAATAGACAGCTTACGCTAACAGAAAGAAATGAATTATATAACACTGGAACAGGCAAATTTTATCCTTATTAATTATGATTAAAGTAAGAGAATTAACAGAACAACAAGCTGAATTATTAGTAGGCAAAATATGGGGTTATCAAGGTCAATTATTTAATCCTCAAATTGATGCAAACGGGGTTTGGTTTATTTCAAATGAAGAAGTAAACGGATGTACTTTGCAGCAAGCACAATTAATTGGTTGTGATACGTGGTTATTAACTTTACCCGAAATTGATTATAACCCTATTGTAACCGAGTTTGTATAATGAAAATATTTGTAAAAGGTAACTTCTTCATCTATATCGATTCAAATAATTTAGTTTGGACTGATAACTGCGAAAGCGCATTAGTATATAAAAATAGTACAACATCTACTACTTACAATATATTACTAAAATCTTCTAACGCAAGGTTTACGGATATACCTTTTGCAAGTATTAACGATGAAACTAACACTCCATACGCAAGTCAAGCTATATTTGAAGAATATATATACCAAAATACTGGTGTAAGGTTTCAACAACCTTTAATTGAACTAGACGACTTAAACGATGTTGTTGTTTCAGCGCCTTCTAACGGACAAGTTTTAGTTTACAATAGTACTACTTCAAAGTGGGAAAATGAAACAAGTTCAGCTACTGGTGGAGACATGACTAAGGCTGTTTATGATTCTGATAATGATGGTGTTGTTGATAGTTCGGAAAAGTTAGAATTTATCGGTAAAAACTCAACTGGTGTATCAATCGCAAAAACTAAGGTAGTTTATATTAGTGGTGCTACTGGTCAAAAACCTAATATTACACTAGCAGATGCAAGTTTAGAGATTACGTCAAGTAAAACTATTGGTATAACTAGAAATTCAATTGCTCACAATACAGATGGATATGTTATAACACATGGAACAATACATGACATAAATACTTCGGCTTTTGCAGATGGTGATGCTTTATGGCTATCGGAAACAGCGGGTGAAATTACAAATACTGTACCTTCAGAACCAGCGCACGCAGTATTTATTGGATATGTAGCCCGTGCTCACCCAACAGCTGGTAAAATCATTCTACACATACAAAATGGGTATGAATTAAACGAATTACATGGTGTTAGTGTATCTAGTGAAGCAAATAACGATTTTTTAACTTACGAAACTTCTACTGGTTTATGGAAAAATAAACAAATAAATAGTTCTTCGGTTGGTTTAGGTAATGTTCCAAATGTAGATGCTACAAATCCAGCAAATATTACTCAAACTGCAAGTTATAGATTTACTACAGATACTGAAAAAGCATTATGGAATTCAGCTAATTTTATTCCTTACATGAAAGGGAATGAAACTTTTAGAGGTGTAAATTATTCTAACAACTCAACTACCGAAGTTACTTCTGGTGGTATAACAATAGCTAATACAGCTTCCATGATAGCACGTTCTGTTGCTTCTACTAATTACGCTACGGAACAAATACGTAAAGGATTTTATGGTTCAGTTGCTTCCGCTGGTAGATATACTGGAAGTAGAGGTTCAGCATTATTATTTTACATTGGCGGTGGTTTTAAATATGTTTGTGATGTTTATATTTCAGATACAGCTTATGGTTCGGGATGCAGACAATTTTATGGAATGCAAGGCGCTACTACTGATTTAGCTTACTCAGATAGTATTTTAGTTTCTTCGCTTTTAAATTGCATTGGAGTAGGTTCAGATTCAGCAGATACAAACTTACAAGTTTTCCATAATGATGGAACTGGTACAGCAACTAAGATTGATTTAGGTGCTAACTTTCCTGCAAATAGAACGGCTGGTTCAGCTTTAACTACTGTGTACTCAATAGAATTATTTAATGCTCCAAATACTTCATCTGTATTGTATAGAGTTGTAAATAAAGAAACTGGAAATAGTGTTCAAGGTACTGTTTCTACAAATTTACCTTTAGGTACGCAAGGATTAAATTTCTTTGCTAGTAGATGTATGGGTGCTGGAGTAACTAATACTGGACAATTTGATTTATTAATTTTAGGTGTTTATTCTTTATAATTATGTTTGAAGTAGAAATTAAAATAAAAAGAGTGGATGATGGTTCAATTTATTATGTTGTTGTTCCAATAGGTGAGTTTTCGGAAAAACTAGAATTTGCTCAACATTTTGCAGATAAGACGGATGAAGAAGTTTTATTAATAGCTAAACCGATATTAAATGAAGGTTTGTTATATTTGTAATATGAATGAAATTAAAAATATCCTTGAACAATTAAGACAAACAAAAACATTGGTAATTATCATTTTATTAATTGCTTTTGTATTATTTTACTATAAATCTTTAATTACCAATGTAGTAGAAAAAAAGATTGATACTAAAGATGAAGTAAAAGAGGATATAAATAATAATGTGTTAATTCAACAAATGTTAAACGAATTGATGTTACGTTATAAAGCTGATAGGGCATATATCTTTCAATTTCATAATACAATTAAATATTACGATGGTTCACATAGAAATCACCAGTCAATGACATTTGAAGTGTGTTCAAATGGTGTAAGTTCAGAAGCACATGGATTGCAAAATTTAGCTGTTAGCTTATATCCAGTGTTTTTACAAGAAGTAATGCTAGAAAGAATGCAATACAAGGATGTTAATAAAATAAAAGAAGAATCAACTAGAATAGGATTAAGAAAGCAAGGGATTAAAAGCATATTTATATCTCCTTACTTTAAAGATGGTAAATTTGTAGCGTATATAGGATTAGATTTTGTAAAAGAAGAAATGCAAAATGATTTTAACTATAATGAATTTAAGTCTTTTACAGATGAAATAGGAAATATTTTAGTACAATAAATTTAATTATATGCCAACTCCATTATACAATCGAACTAAACAATGTTTTCGTGTAATTCAAAAACGTAAAGACAAAGCTACAGAAGTTTACGATGATTCACCAAAAGAATGTTGCGTTCCAGAACTTGTTTTAGCTTCTATTACAGACCCTACTACTACATGGAAGAACGATATTACTTCTGCATGGTTTAAATTAAATGACCCATCAGAAGATACAATTGAGTTTAAGCTGTATAAACAAGTTAATGGTGTTGATGTTTTATCTACGTTTCAACCTACTAAAACTGCAGTAGTAGTTAATCCTGACGGAACTGACTTCTACGCAACTATTCCGTGGAAAACAGTTTTATCTACAGATGGTGAGGGTTGTTATACGTATAAGTTAGAGTGGGTTCTTAGTGGTGCAGCTGGAAATACTATATGGGGTGAATATCAATTACTTACTTATTCTACTGACACAGCTAAAGGAACAATAAGATTACGAGTAGTATTAAATCAATTTAACAACATTGAAGGTATTGACTTTACTAACTCTAAAGTTCAAGATAGTTTACGTTTTACGGGTTTCTTTGGTAAACGTGAACCTACATTTGTAATTGATAACTTAGTATATCAAGACAGAAAATCATATAACGTACAACGTGAGATAATTAATAACTACACATTGTTTACTGACCCTATTAAACAGAAATATGCAGACAAGATTATTGATTTGTACTTACTTTCAGAATTTGAACTTTACGCTTCCGACCACAATCCATTTAATTTCACTTCTGAATTTAAAGATACAGAACTTATTGTTGAGGAATCACCAACATTAGAATACATAGATTTTACTAACTTTGTTAAAATAACAGCTAAGTTACAAGATAAGAAAAAAGATAAATTAACGAAATACAATGGCTAGAAGAAGGTTTTGCGAAGGAATGATAGTAGAAGGAAAGAAAGTCAAGGAAGTCTTTAAAGACGGTGCTGGATATATGCTGACTTTTACTGATGGTACATGGAAAATATATAAATAATAAATTATGGGAATTTTAGACAGAATTAAATCAAAAACGCCTAAAAAAAACAAATTAGGCGTAAAAGTATCAGCAGTATTAGGCGCTGTAGCTTTAGGAATTGCTGAAAGTGGAGTGGTAGATAACAGACCAGTTATTAAGATTGCACTAGAGGTACTATCAGTTAAATTAGGTGCAATAGCAGTTTATAACGCACAAAAAGTAGAAAATGCTAACGACTAAACAACTAATAAAAAAGTACGGAGTACCTTCTGAAACAGGTGCTTCATACTTAGTAACTATAAATCTACCTTATCCTATGCGACTTGCTTGGGATAAAAAAACTAAGGTGAATAGAATAAGTTGTCATAGATTGGTTGCAAACAACTTTTTAAACGTGTTTAACGAACTTTTATCTACTTATGGGTACGATAAGATAGTTGAATTAGGAATAGACCTTTACGGAGGATGTTTTAATTATCGTAAAATGCGTGGCGGAACAGATTGGAGTAAACATTCTTGGGGTGTAGCTATTGATTTAGACCCAGAACGTAACTTATTAAAAGAAACTTCAAGGACTGCACGATTTGCTAGACCAGAATATCAACCAATGATAAATATTTTTTATAAACATGGATTTATAGGATTAGGTATAGAGGAGAATCGTGATTTTATGCATTTTGAGATAAAAGAATAACTATATTTGTTACTCGTTCTTTTCAATAACTCTTGCCATGAGTTTAGACCTTGTTATTAATTTAGCAAGGTTTTTTTTGTGCAAATTTGTGTAGAATTAAAATAAATAGTTATATTTGTAAAAAATTAAAACATTTGGCAATGGAAAAAGAAAAATTAATGAGTTATGTATTAGGTTATAAACCTGACTACATAGATGAAAGTGAAGTTCAATTTAACTTTCTTAACGAAGCAGAACTAGAGATAACTTGGAGAGGTATTTCACGTAAGTTTTGCGTGTATGGTACTGAATGGTGTCCTATTGAACAAGAGGATGATGAATGGTTTGATAATGGTTATTGTTTTGAAACGGAAGATTTAATGCAATTTACCAACTTTGAAGAAGAAAACACTTGTATTCATTGTAATGGAAAAGGCACTCAACAAAGATTGTACTGTACTAAACCAGCTTCTGAATGCTGTATGTCATGTTACGAAACAGAAGAATGTGATTGTGAATTATTTTATCCTTTATAACATGAAAAGAACTAATCTAATAGACCGAATAATGTTTTTCGATAGATTCGATACAGATAAGTACACGGAGTTCTTAGAAGCAAGAAAAGTTAAAGAACCTATTGAAGCAGAAAAAGTAGAATTTGAAAGTAATTATGGTTGTTTACAAATGATTCAAACATTCTTATACATTGTATTGCTTTTACTTGTTATTGTCGCACTTTATAAATTTATTTAAAATGATTAACGGACATATTGAATACACACAAGAACTTAACGACGAAGAATTAATGTTAGCTAAAAGATTAGTTTCAGCATTTAAAAAACGTACAAAAGACAATCCAGTAACAGCACCAGAGATTGTATCTGGAGTTAATGCGAATATACCACTAACACAAAAGTTTTCAGAACGTAGATTAAGAAAGATTATAAACTATTATAGAGTACAAGGAATATTACCTATTATAAGCACTTCTAAAGGCTACTACGTTTCTTATGACGAGAATGAAATAGAAGGTATGGTTATATCACTTACACAACGTGCCAACTCAATATTAGAAGGCTGTTTTGGTATGCAACGAATTTTAAAAGAAGAAAAATTTAAAAAATATATAGGAATTAAATAATTTACTATATTTGTACCATCGAAGCGTAGGAAACTCCGAAAAACATTTTTTATAACATAAAGTCAAGCAACAAGGTTTTCCTACGCACCTTCGTTAGCTTGGCTTTTTTATTTAACTAAAAGTTACTGGTAATCTAAAAACCTTTATTGTATTATGGTAAGTTTAAAATTCAAATGCTCATTAATTTCAAAAGATTTTATTGAAATAGAAGCAAACAATCAAAGAATTGAAATCGTAATAGTTAATCATGATGATTTTAATCAAGAACACGAAACTTGTGGTGTAATACTAGATAAGTTTACGGCTATTAAGCTATCTAAAGAACTTCGTAAACAAATTGCTTTATTAGATTAGTTATGGAAAAAATGCAATGGTTTAAATTCTCTATTTCGGAATGGAAGATGGGAAAAATTCAAAAATGTACTCCAGAAGCTAAATCTTCATTTATGGAATTATGTTGTTTGTACTGGATAAATGAAACTAAACTTTCTATTGAAGATGCAATTATTGAATGTGATGAAGACAATTATAAAAATCTTTTATCTAAGAAAGTAATTAAAGAAGTTGGTGGTTTTATAAAAATTTATTTCTTAGATGAACAGTTTGAAAATGCCTTAGAAAAATCTGTAAAAGCCAGAGAATCAGTAGAAAAGAGGTGGTCAAAACGTAATACGATAGTATTAGGAACGAATAACGATAGTAATACGACCGTATTACGACCGAATTACGATAGTAATACAGAAGAGAAAAGAAAAGAAGAGAAAAGAAAAGAAGAGATATATACTCCTCCGTCGTTCGATTTTAAAAAATCTCTTTTGTCTTTTGGTTTTGATTCTAAATTAGTTTCTGAATGGATAAAAGTTCGTAAAGCTAAAAAACTTACAAATACAGAAACTGCACTAGATAAATTCATAAAGCAAGTTGAACTTACTGGATTAGATAAAAACTTAGTATTAGAAAAATGCGTTGAAAAAAGTTGGGGTGGTTTTGAATCTTCTTGGATGACAAACGTATCTGTACAGCAAAGCAATAATCAATCTAATGTTTTAGGTGTAACGGCAGATGGTGAAGTTGTAACAGACCAATATGTTTATAGTGTTTACAAACAAATGGGGAAATTATGATTTTAAAAGACGGACATAGCACTAAATACCTATTTGATTATAGGGATGGTAAAATACCACAAGGGCTTGGATTAGGTATTTACTTAGATGATTATTTAAGATTTAAAAGAGGTCAATTAAATTTTATACTTGGACATGATAACGTAGGTAAATCTTACTGGATGTTATGGTATTTTCTTGCACTAGCAACTAATCACAATCTTACATTTACTTTGTTTATGGATGAAAATTCAGCACAAAAAGCAATGAGAGATTTAATTAGAATGTATTTCGGAAGAAAGATAACTGAACTTACAAATTCTGAATTACAAGTAGGTATAATGAAAATTGAACACCATTTTAAGTTTGTAGATAATCTTAAACGATATACTCCAGAAGAATTATTAGAGGTATTTAAAACAAGTAAAACGGACGCTTACTTAATCGACCCTTTTAACGGATTAAAGACAGCTTTATCATATTCTAGTAATTACGATGTTTTAAATGATTTAAAAATGTTTTGTAAGACTACTAATGCTACGATATACATAAATGCTCACCCAAGTACAGCAAGTGGACGTAGACAAGCTGTATATCCACAAGGACACACATGGGCTGGACATATTACACCTCCATTTAAAGATGATATTGAAGGTGGTAAAGCATTTTCAAATAAAGCAGATGATTTTATTATAATTCACAGACTTATCGGTAGTGAAACAATGAAGTTTGAAACACTTGTGGAAATTAAAAAAGTTAAAGATACGGATGATGGTGGAGGTCAAACAATGCTTGAAAAACCAATAATGTTTAATTACAATTCTGCAAACGGATTTAAGTGTGGAGGTATAGATTGCATTAAGCACCCTAAAACAAGTTATCAAGCACCAGTAGAACTTCCAATACCAAAATATCCTCCAGTAGCAAGTTTTTACGAAGCAGGGGTTAGAGAGAATGAACCAGAAAGAATTATTAACGACCCTGACAAAGGGATTCAATTTCCATTTTAATTATGAATGAACTAGATTTAATACTCGCTAGAGTAAATATTAACACTACAATTGCAAAACTTAAACTAAGTACAGATGAAATAAAGGAAAAGAACCCCCAAAGAACCGATTTAACGAACTCAATGGAAGATTCCATAGGACAACTCGTTTTTTCAGTTTCGATGTATGACGTGCTAGAAAAAGAGTATAGAACGGCACGATTACTTTCTCATAACTATTGCAGTCACATTATGCAGTTGGAAGAAAGAATTAGATTATTAGAAAAACAAAATAAATTATTATTAGAAGGATTATGAGTTGGAATATAAATATTAATAGAACATGGGTAGAATTTACAGAGGAAATGATACCTGAGAAAGCAGTTGGATTCGTTTATCGCATGACAGCAGTAATAGATGGTAAGTTTGTAATGTATATTGGTAAAAAGAATTTTTATTCAGATGTAAAGACTAAACTCGGTAAAAAAGAAATGCCTACCGATAAACGTTTAAAGCAATACAAACGTGTAAGAAAGTTCACTTACAAAAATTACTATAGTTCCAATGAAGTATTGAAAGAGCATTACAAGAATGGTGGTGAAATACATCGTACTATACTGGAGATATGTTATTCTAAAATTGAACTAACTTACAAGGAAGTTAAGCACCAATTCATCAATGAGGTGCTAGAAGATGAAAGTTATTTGAATAATAATATACTTGGAAAGTTCTATAAAACAACAAGTTAGAAAATAAATGAAATATTTTTACACAAAGTTGCACGATTATTTAAAATGATTGTGTAACTTTGTTGAAACAAATGGCAAAAATTATGAAATCTTTACAAAGAGCAAAAGAATTCGCTAAAAATATTGAAGGCGAAGCTACCCGACAAAAACTTGATGAATTAAAGCATTTATATAAATGTTTTGTATCAGAAGTAGAAAATAACAATCGTGTTAAATACCCAAGCACACATGAATCCATGAATATGCTTGAATTTAAAAGTTCAGTGTATGAATTGTTATTAAGCATTATGTTTATGGCAGAAGCTAAGAATAAAGACAAAGAGTATATAATTTCAATTTTAAATAAAATATAATGGCAAAAAAAGTAGTAATTGTAAACGAATACAAGAAAGTAACTGTACAATCTAGTGTTCAAGTAGAAAATGCAATGGATATAGCATTGCAAGTAAGTATAATGAGAAAAGAGTTTTCATTAGCAAAAACAAAGGCAAAACAAATAGAGTATGCTTTAGAATTGTTTTCAATTGCAGTTGAACAAGGGCATATTAGTCGTGAATTATTAGCAAAAATTAAATAAGATGAAAGATTTAGAATTAGAAATGAACGGAGTATCTCACTTGTTAAGTAAGGTTCAAAATGAAGTTAAGGTATTAAAAAACAACTTTAATGCTTTTGGTAAATACAAGTTTCGTTCTGTAGAGGACATTCAAGTAGCGGTTAAACCTATTTTACTTGGTTGGGAAGCAGTAATCGTACTTGCAGATAAAGTAAGTGAGATATGTGGTATTCCAGTAGTAGAAAGTACAGCAACATTTATTTGTCCATTTGGTGAAATTTCTGTTACAGCTTCTGCAGGAGTTGATATTCATAAGAAAGGTATGGATATTCCACAGACATTTGGTACTGCAAGTTCTTATGCTAGAAAGTATGCTTTAGGTGGTTTATTATTGCTAGATGATGTTGCTGATTCAGATGCTACAAATAGTCATAAGGACGAGCCTAAAAAAGTATTACCAACTTGTTCAGATTTATTATTTGAAAAAGCAATAGCACGTTTTGAAAGTGGTGAAGCAGATATATTTGATAAGTTATCTAAAACTTATACTTTGACTGGTAAACAAGCGTTAGAAATTAAAGCTATTACAAATGGATGAGTTATACATGGAAATGCTTATGCAAGACCCAGAATACATGATGCAATTAGAGTGGGAGCAGTCAAATGTTCCCAGTATTTAACTTAAAAAGAAAGAAAGATGAAAGAATTAGATTTAGAACAAGGGACGAAACAATGGTTGGAAGCTAGAAAAGGTAAAATCACTGGAACAAGGCTAAAAGATGTTTTAAAAGCAGATAATCTTCCAGTAATTTATGAATTGATAGCTGAATTAGGTTCAGATGAAATAGAAGAAACATTTACAACTAAAGCAATGCAACGTGGAAAAGATTGCGAACCAATTGCAATATCACTATACCAACATATGACTGGAGTAGTAATTGATAGTGTTGGATTTTGTATTAGTGAAGACAATGAAATGTTGGCTTTATCACCAGACGGATTTACAGCAGATAGAACTGGTGCAGTAGAAGTTAAATCACCGAATACAGCTACCCATGTTAAATACATTCTTGGTGATAAAGTTCCGAGCGACTATCTTCCACAAGTGATGAATTACTTTCTTGTAAACACAAAATTAGACTGGTTAGACTTCATTTCTTTTGATGACAGATATAAACCAAAACCAATCTGGATTAAACGTGTTTATAGACATGAATTAAAAGACCAACTTGTAGAGGTTAATGAGAAGTTGGATAAGT